TCTTGCACAAATAAAGCAGGTTTTTTGCCGTACCGCTGCACAAAGTCAATCATCGTATTTTCTGCGAGATTACTCATGGTCAATCACCTTAACCTTCCGCAGCGCATCTAAATGGAAATCACCAATATTAATGTTGATTTGCTGCTGGTTTTTCCCGCCGTATCGCTCCTGATTGTACGATTGCGCTGCGAGGTTGCGCTGACCGATAATCATTTTGCCCAACCCCAAGTCAACTTGGCTCAAGTTGGCCTCACTCGCGTCCCGCGTGCTATTCTCATCAAGCGCCTCAAAAATCTCTCTCTGGCGGCGCTCTGTCATGTCTGCAAGCATTTCAAAAGTCGCCTCAAAATGCGCGTCTGCAGCGTGCATTCTGGCGCTATCCACAGCAGCCGTAAGCTCTGCGTCAGACAAAATAAGATTGCGCAGGGTGCCGCTATGCATATCCATCTGCTTCGCTAGGCTGCGAATAGAATTTCCCTCAAGTATCCACTCCCGCAAAAATTCAGCGCCACCCATTTGCTTAATTTCAGCTAAACGCTTCTTCTGCAATGACCTGCCAGCCATACCAAATCCTTCTGTGATTTTTCGCAAATTTTAACATGATACCACAATAAAGCAATACGTGGGGTGAGGGGGGGTGCTACAGGAAGGAAATGGGTTGCGCCACAGGGAGGGTAGGCACATCACGAGGTAGCACCCCTGCGAATTGTATAACACGAATTTTTCTGTGTGGGAATGTATAATAATAATAGGGGTAGGGGTGGGGGCCAGACGGGGGGGGGTCACAGCGAAACTGAACTGACCAGTTTAGTTTAACTTATAAGCTCAACCATAGGTAGAGCGCATAATGGGGATTATGTTAAATTGACGTTTTTCGTGGGGTTTGCACTCGCCTTACAAGTGTATTGCTAAACTGAACAGTTTAGTTTAACCGCGCGCGTCCGTGTGCGACCGATGCATTACTGTGTGCTGCGTCCAGTTTATGACGTAACGTCACTTTGGTTTTTACTTGTTGCATTGGTATTCTCTTGGTATTACATTGGTATCACAAGCAATGGAAAGGAAATGCTATGACTAACAATGTGAACGAATACTTCCAAGCGGTATCTGCGTATGAGATGTCTCTGAGATTTAAAGGCGTAAACAGTGACGAAGTGGCAAGCTACCGCCAAATGGCGCGTGAATTTATTTATCGCTACATTGATAAGTGCAATCACATCACAAGAGATGACTATGTGGACGTTTACCAGAATGTGATTAAGGACGCAAAAAAGTCTCTATCTTAACCGCATCCATTAGGCGCACCAAAGTGTGCGCCCTTTGCATGGGTTAAACATAGGAAAGGATTACACCATGTCAAACCAAATAGAAGTTAAAATCGGACAATCATGCAATGGCTACCACGGCCTAATTGAGCAACCAAAATACAAGGGATTAGACGTCCGCGTATTTGAAATGCTGGACGATGGATCGGTAGTGTACCGCCATTTTGACGAATGGTTTTCGTTTGGCGAACGCGCCAGAACATACGGAACACCATTCAAAGCGGATGCATTTTGCATCTGCTAATAACGAGAGAAGATTGAGACAATGCAAAACGAATACGTTATTTGGGGATTAACTGCAGAACAAAGTGACAAGCTGCATGAGCAACCATTGTACACGCAAGCGACAAGCATGGAACACGCCCGCAAGGTAATGGAAATACTATTTAACAAGCATGGATGCCACGCAATGCGCGTCCAAGTGATCGACGGTGCAATACCAGATTTTGCAGCAACTATTGCAAAGTGACGCCACGTAACAATAGACAAGGTATCACTTTGCTTTCATAGTGATACCACAACACAACATAAGGACAAGAGACAATGCTACTAAGAATGACCACTATAGATTTTAACACTGCAAACATCATCGTTGATTTTGGGGATGATTGTTATGCAGTCCAACATCCAAATGGAAACGTGGGTATTTATGCAAAAGACGAAGATGATCTACTACAGATCAGTGACCGCCTAATCCGCAACCCAAATAAAACTGGTGAACAAATCGCAAGGGAAATGTGGGGCAAATAATCCCCACAACACAACATAAGGACAAGAGACAATGATTAACGATTACACTTTAACAGAATACTGCAACGACATCGCGCAAGAGATTTGCCGCGATGCCAGCGATGTTGACCAAGCCATGGATTGGGCATCAGAGAGCGCAGACGGTAGCGAATACGTTATCTATTACGCCAAGGCGCATGAACTATGCCGCGGATGCGATACCACGCAAGGCGAGGATTTTGTTGCAGACTGTTTTAGCGATGTACCTATGACATATGACGAAATGGCTTGCCGCATCGCATATGGCGAGATTGACGCGCGCATCCGCGCTGCAGTGTATGAAATATTTGAGAAGCGTGAGGCCGCGGCATAATGAAAACCTACATCCAAATATTCCGCAACATGAACACCGCCGAAAAACTATGCGCAACTTGGGCCGTGTTTCTAACGCTAATCACATGCGCACATATCGTGCTAACAACATAAGGAGACAAGACAATGGATAAACAAGACTGGATCAACACACTAAACCAAATGCAGCAAGCAAACGCCGCATACAGTGCGCTAACAAAAAACCAGCGTGAAGCATTAACCGAAGCCCTAGACGCGCTGCGTAGCGCAACACAGAGCCTCTCTGATGGCTTTGATCTGCACCTAAGTGATTGCCGCGCGATTGATGGCGCATTCTGGCGTATGCATAACGCATTTGAGCATATGGAGCCGACAGAGTACCAGATTGAGCAAATCGAGGCGCATAACCTAGAATGGGACTACGACACGCAAACGTGGTCTGAGGTAACGCCAGACAGCGAAACCTTGGACGACTGGCATCCGCACGGCGTTTAATCCAGCTCAGCCAATCGTCGCGCCATGTCGCGCAAAATGTACTTCAGTTCGCGGGTGGGTATCGTTCCGACATACTCCCCGCGTTCGCTTGTCCAAATGCGCAGTCCGTCGTCATACACGCTCCACCTTAGCGCGGTTTGCGTTTGTTCTCCAATTCCATCTTTCGCCATAGTATTTCCTTTCTTTCCTCGTCTATCCACGGCTCCACCTGTGCGCCATATTTGCGGCGATTAGCGAAGCCTTCCAATTCCTCTAACGTGGTCACGCTCTGCAGCTTGTCAGCCAGCGTAACGCCGCGCCGCACCTTGAACGTGCCATGCGGATGAACCCGCGCCGATCCTTCAGCTATTCTTGTCTGCAACCATTTAGGAAATTCTTTTCTCTGCAAATCTAAATCCTATCTTATGCCCGAAGCACCGAATGCACGTACACGGAACTATTTTATTAATAGTTCCGTGTTTCCGTGCAGTGCATGGTTAGTGCACGTTTTTGCACGTTTTTGAACGGAACTGAACGGAAACCCATCATAACCCATTGAAACTGCAGTAAATTCAAAACGGTGCATTCGCTTCCCCATCGCTGACCTTTCCAGACTTGCCAGTTAGCCATATTTTGCCCTCGTTTATCTCAACCAAGCCTTTTTCGTGCATTCCGTTCAAGGTCTGTGTCCATGTTTGTTGCGGCCTTTCCGTTGCCACCTTTCCTTTGAAGTGGTCCCCCAGCGTTTCCAAATCCATGCACCAGAATTTCCTTGGCTCAGGCCAGCCCGCGCCGCTTGGGTTTGGTCCCCCGACACGCTCCCCGCGCAACTGCATGAAGCACTTCACGAATAGCTTCTGGTTTTTCCCCGTTGGCTTATTGTCACTCTGCACCTCTTCCATTTCTTCGCGCGTGGCTTCGCGTATGATACAAGTCGTGACCTGATCGCCGTCTGCATCTTCCCCAAGCTCAACCACCTGCAGAACAAAGTTAATCTCTGCGCCTGTCTCCATGTCGCGTTGCTTTGTTGCTCTGGCGGTACGAACGCGCGTTTCCTCGTCAAATGAAAGTTCAATCTCTGTATCACATGCCGCCCGCAATGCAGACGCGCCACGCGCACCTTTTGATGCATCCTTGCCGCTATGATGGACAAGCATAATGTGAACCCCTGTTCGCTCTCGTATGGCGTCCAGCCCTGCGATTAGCTTGCTCATCTCGCTGTTATTGTTTTCGTCCATCTGTCCAGCCGTAGCCCTCGCCAGAGTATCAATGACCAAAACCGTGACAGGTTCCATGCGCTTTCCGATTTCCGCCATGATAGCTTCGACTTTGGCTATATCTTCCTCTGCGTCATATAGATTGATAGGCGAAGGCCTTACCGCCAGTGATACATCGTTGAACCCGTGCGCCTCGTGTAGCGCGTATAGTCGGTTCTCGAACGCTCTACCGCCCTCTGTGGCTAAGTATAAGACTGACCCGCGTTTTACTTTGTTGTTGATCCATTCCTCACCCGCTGCAATGTAATACGCTAGGCTCATGCAGAAAAACGACTTGCCCACGTTTGATGGGCCATACACCACGCTAATTGAGTTTTCCGTGATCCAGTTTTTTATTATATATGTGCTGTCCAGTTGTGGCTTGGCGTTCCACGGGAATATCACATCGTCTAGCACGTTGCGCGGCTCTAGTTTCTTGCGTGTAGCCTCTGCGCCTCTGGCAATGTATACGTCATTCCAGTCTAAACCTTCGCTGTCGGGTAGGACGCACTCTATGCCATGCTCTGCGAATGCTTTTTCGCAGGCTTTGATCCCTGCAGGATCATTGTCACCCGCGACGACAAAGCGCGTTTCAGGTTTAACCTCACGAAGCGCACCCGCAACATCTGCGATGTTTGCAGCGTTTAGGCAATGCACTGCAGGCTTTCCCGTGGCTTCGTGTACACTAGCGGCAGTGGCAAAGCCTTCGCATAGATAGGCAAACTCTTTGATTGGCCCGCCGACAACGTGAAAGCAACCTTTGTATTCTAAACCGTAGTTGAATTTCTTTTTGCCGCTTTCGTCTATGAATTGCGTGCCGATCACTTTGCCTTGGTTATTGATGATGCGAATGTGTAGATCGCCTTCATCAATGATTGCATCGTGTTGCTTTATGCGCTTTCTGGTTAAATATGGGTGCGGCCCTTCGCTTTCTGGAAGTTTAACCACGTTATCTGCGTCGCTCATGTTCTTACTTTCGTTATAACTTGTCTCGCTTATGATTTCCTTATCTGGATAAACGTGCATTTCGCGCAGTATTTGG